TTGACGTCCAAGGACATGATGGTTCATCTGCAGGTTTGAGATTGAATGGAGCATTAGTCACAGCTGATGCAACTGAAATTAATGTATTAGATGGCATTGATGTTCAAACAAGTGAGCTTAATATACTCAAGGGTGTATTAGCTGATAAAGATGAAATCAATTTTGCTGGGTCAGGGTGGACTAACTTTGATGCACCTTTCAAAGCTGTCGCAAAGTTCCTAGACATTGACGAGATTGATTTGATTGTTCACTTCTCAGATGGAGAGGGATACTTCGAGAAGAACCACGATGCTCTGCTTGATACTCCAATCTGTCATGTTTTTAGTTATGGTCAAGATGGCAAGAACAGAGGCGGTAAAGAGATTGAAAAGTCAGGCTTCGGAGAAGTTATCTACATGAGTTAATCTCAATGAGCGTTCTGAGAGGAGGTTTTTAGGGTGGTACTAAACCTTAGCCTCCTCTCTTTTCGCCAGCGAGAGAGCCTCTATGGAGGTCGAATTCAGGAAACTGATAGGGAAAATGTGTGTTTTCCCCTGATGACTCAATATGAGAGCGTGTAAGCGTTGGTTCAAAAGAACCGAAATCAGTTCCTTTTAACTTTCAAATGCGAGGTGCATATGAAAAAAATATATGAAAAGTTTTTGAGTCTTTTCAAAACTCAAAAGGTGGAAGATAAACCTTATTATCTTTCGTATGAAAATGGCGGTGTTCTTGTTCTTAAGAGACCTACCAAGCATCAGATTGAAACCAATCTAGAATTGGCTGGGTCATCTACAAAGACAGCATTTACTGGCAGAGGTTTGCTGAGTGGCAGAAAAGCAAAGCGTGTACAGGAAAGCTTGAAGCGTAGAAACAAGTTCAAGAAACAGCTAAACCAAACTATGACTGGTAATATTTTTTCTAATCCAGTCAAACAGGGAGGTGCGTAATGGCAGAAGTAAAAGAAACTATGTTGTTCATGGATGAGCGAGTTGCTTTGAAGAATGAGGTAAGTGATTTGCTTGATACTATTTCTGTGATAGCTGATGACTTACTTTCTTATCAAGAAAGTATCGACAGACTAGATGGAGTTAGTCTAGATAAAGTGAGAGACTTGCGAAGGTCACTTATAACTTTCTCTGACATCTGCGAGGGTGGAGTCATCGAAGAGTGTCAAGTTGCTCAGGCATCACTTGGTTTCTTAATCAGAGATATTGAGGAAGATAGAAAACAAGGAGGTTCGCTATGAGTATCTTAGATAAGAAATGGAATAGGGATGCCTTTGATTACACTAGCTGGAGTATGGATATGTATTGGTATGTCAAAAATTATGGAGAGTGGATAGACCTAAATCTTGACGAGGATGACTTGCTCGAAAGGATTAAGGCTCATATGCACAGTCTCCATGAGATTGATGACAGTTGGGATGAACGACTCGTAGACTCTTTAGCATATGATAGTTGCAAAAGAGAGTATGGAGAGCGTGGTAATTTTATGCTTCATCATCCTTGCCTAATCTCTATCGTGTATCCATCTACAAGGTGGCATATTCATGAGACCAATCTTAAGTATTGGAATAAAGTTTTCTATCTGAGAAAAGCTTATCTTGAAAAAGATGTTGATGCTTATCTCATGATGATAGAAAGACCTTATCGAATACCTGAGTTCATTGCTTGGTGCTTAGATAAAAGAAACAAGTTGTCTAAGAAAAAATACTGGGAAATCATTCGTTGGTTGTGGACTGACACAGAGAATGTGTATGAACATTTCAATGAATGGCTTGCTCTGTTGTTAGACTTCGATACCAAGGATGTGAGGAAAATGATGGACAAAGAGGATAAGAAAACCTTTGACTCTTTGCCTGATGACTTCATGGTTTATCGAGGTGGAGAACATGAGCATATGTCTTGGACTTTAAGCAAAGAAAAAGCTGAATGGTTTAGGGATAGATATAAAGGGTTGCGAGACTGCAAGCTTTTTGAAAAGCGTATCAAGAAAGATGAGGTGCTTGCCTACATCAATGCAAGAGGCGAAGAGGAGATTATTCTCAGACCTAGTCTTGATTGTTTTTTCGATTACCTAAACGATGAGGTGTATTCAGAAGCATAAAAAAAACAAGGAAGTAAAAACTAGCGGAGGCTATGTGGTATTAATTTACTGCATAGTCTCCGCTTTTTTTTTGGTCAAAATCCTTCCCCGAAAAACGATGACTGGTAAATATTTTTCAAGCGTGCAGAAACACTTGGGTGGAATTTGGTGGCAGAAAATTGTATGTGGATAACTCTGTGGATAAGCTGTTAATAGTTTGACGAGGTGCAAGCCGATTGCTATACTTGTTGCACAGCGACAGAGACTGTCGCTTTTTAGAAGTGTTTTAACGACACCTCCTAAGAAAGTTAAAAGTTGAGAGAGGTAATAGACTGCCTCTCTCTTTTTTTATATAATGGGTTATTGGTTTATTTTTTTTCATACCAATTCTCCCACGAGGAGGTGCTAGTACAACAAGTGATTCTCTTCTAGTGCCTCCTCTCTAAATTAAAATTGAATTACTGATAGCATTTCTCTACAATAGCATTATGTATGCAGTTGTAAGACACACTTACGAATTAGATTTGCCTGAGCCTTTTGTTAAATCTTCTCAAAAGAGTATTGGAAGATGGGTGCATAAGGTGTGGGTGCATGACTCCGAGTTGGATGCGATTGCTCATGCGATTAAATTACTTGACGAGCCTCTGTTGAAACATGATGAATGGGCAATGGACATAGCTATAGAACAGTTAAAAAATAATAGGTTCTATCAGTTGGGTAAAGAAAGCGTAGCGATAGCAGAAGTAGAACCTTCGCCTGACATAGTGTACTTACATGATGACGATAACCAAATTAATTGAGGAGGCTATATGGCTGAGAAAAATTTATATATTAGGTGTGATGAAGAAACCTATGTGAAGGCAAGAGAGTTGGCACAAAAAAATCTTCGCTCTTTAAACAGACAAGTAATTCATTTAATCAATGAAGCTTATGATAGCGTTGTGAAATCAGAACCGCAGATTGCAGAACCACAACCTATCCAAGATGAAGAAGATGACAAGTATATTGATGGTGTTTTAAAAACAGATATATATAAATATAGAGATGATGTTCCTCGTGAAATCTTAGAAGAGTGGGAAAGTCAGGGTAAGCTTACTCAGTCAGGTTTAGAAAAGCTTTCTGAAATAAGGAAATTGGACTCGTCTGACTAAGATACCAAAAGTTTAGCATTGCATCTGAGCAATCAATCACACTATCAAGTTGCGACTGAGTAATCCTATCAGGGTTCTCAGTCATGACTTTCCAAAACTCTTTCTCCTTCTTACTCCCACAATCTTCCACCAATCTGTTTTGAACTTGGCTAAGTACAAGTGGTTTTGTATTGACGCTGGGAAAACTATTACTGGTAAATATTTTGTCAAGGTCGCCAGCCGAACTCGTGGGAAAAACTCCTGACCTAGAAATCAAACCAAGATATTTGTCACAAACATTGTGTTGCTTCTCGTTGATTAGTTGTTCGGTATAAAGCTTGTCGATAAGATGCTGGTCAAAGACTATGGCTCTACCAACCTTAGTATTATCAATGCTTCTTACTTCTACCTTGTGTCTCAGGTGTAGATAGGAATTACCTACATCATTTACGATTAGAACTTCTTCAGAAATCCCAGTCGAAGTCATCTTCTTGTTCTTCAATCTCTCCATACCTACCATTTACTGGATTATAATTAAGCTTAACACAGCCGAGTTTAGCGTTCCAATACCACCTTGCCTTGGTGCAATGTATTTCGACAGCCTCGTTGCCTCTATGGACTGCTAGGCACACATCAGGCTTGGTACTCCATGCCATTGACTTAGCTATATCAAGCGGTGTTGGGTGTCCTACTTTGTCTTTGTTAAATGGTTTGCTTGGATGTGCCACGATCCATACCAAACATTCTGTTTGCTTGGCAAAGTGTTGCACCTTGCTCTAGATATCGGTGTCCTTTTCTGTTGCTTAAGGGTAAGACTTATCAGTATGTATAAAGTTAAATGGGTCTATCACTAACATCCTACATCCCATCCTTTGGATACTTGCTTGTGCTTTATCAAGGATAGCTTCTATTGTCGGCAATCCTCCATCCAAATAATCTTGGAACAGTATGTGTTCCTCTATCCATGCGGAAGCATCATCTCTCTCTGCCTCTGTCATTCTTTCATTGTGTCCTTTGAAGAATGGCTTCCCAGTTAGCACCTGAGCGAGTTGCACGCTATGAAATGAGGGCGGTTTTTCAAAGCTTGCATAACAAGTTTTCCAGCCATACAGCTTGCCAGCATTGACTATCACTTGGTCAAGGAAAGCAGACTTACCATGACCAGCCCATCCAGTCACAACATAAAGCTGACCAGTCTGAAGCGTGAACAAATCATCTAAGGACTTTATCCCAGTCGATATACCTGAAGGCTTGCCATCCTTATACAAACTCTCGAACTCGTCTGAATAATGCTTCATGTTGTTCAATCCATGTAAAGGAATGGGTTCTGCATTGAGGACTTGCTTTCTCAGAGTTGCCTCGTCTGTATTGATAAGTAATTCATTGGCATCCTTGTATCCTTTGTAATCAACACGATAGCA